GCAGGAATACTACCTCTTGAACGACGATATTGCGTTCGATAAATGGCTCGCACGGCTGGATGATGAAGCCACAGGAAACCATGAATATCACGAAGATCCTGCACAGGATACACCACAGGAAGAAGAACCGGAGCAGGCATATGACCTTCCTGCGGTAAACAGGGACGAACGTGTGGTCGTATACTGCGGTACATACGATGTCTACATGAACATGGTTGCATCCTGTAAATCCCTGCTTGCTACCACACCCGTTGATAAAGTCTACTTCCTTATCGAGGACGATGAGTTCCCGTACGATGTTCCTGACATTGTCCACACAATCAATATCAAACCGCTCGCACTCCATTTCTTCGATCAGCAGGGGCCGAACTTCAACAATTCCTGGACATACATGTGCATGGTGCGTGCTGCGTTCCCCGAATCCTTCCGTGACTATGACAAGATCCTGTCGCTTGACGTTGACGTCGTCGTGAATGACAACGTGTCCGACCTTTGGGACTACGATATCTCAGACTACTACATCGCAGGCGTACCGGAAAGGCAACGGCAGAAGTCCGCATCAGATCCGCTGTATATTAACTTCGGCGTTGTGATGATGAACCTCGCCAAACTACGCCAGGATGGAATGCAGCAGAAACTTATCAATGCTCTGAATACGCAAAAGTTCGGATGCCCGGAGCAGGACTGCTACAACAAGTTCTGCGCAGGACACATCCTCGATCTCCCGAACGACTATAACTTCACCACCTACTCCCATATCACAGGCGACGCTCAGAAAGAACGCATCATCCACTACGCAGGGCAGAAGTTCTGGCGTCACTACGCTCTCGTGAAACAATATGCGGATCTGTCATGGGATGAGGTTATGAAAAGGCAGGCGAAACTTCATGAGTAAACCGGTATTATTCGCCAGTTTCCGTCCGCTTGAGCGTGCCGAAAATCTGCGTGCTGCCTATGAAGCATACGACGGCGAAAAGGTGCACTGGCTGTCCGTAGAACCTGGCTACAAACAAGAGGTACTGTCCGGTAAGTACGATCTGTTGGTAACGGATGACTTCCCGTACGTATCCCCCGGCAAATGTATCATGATTTGGCACGGCATCCACGGCGGAAAGACTATCGGGTACGATCAGCCCGGGAAACCGTACTTCTCGCAGGAATCATCACGACTGATCACATACGTTATATCAGCAGGCACAGGCATGATCCCTGTTTGGAGCAGATGTACAGGCGTAGCGCACTCGCACATTCTCCCGCTGGGCATGCCACGGACGGACGAGTACAAGGGTTATCAGCATGAACCGTCAGATAAACGAACCTATCTGTTTGTTCCGACGTTCCGTGACAAAAATGAAACGCCATTCCCGGACATAGATTGGCAGTACATTGACAGTCAGTTGACGGACAACGAGCTGCTCATCGTAAAAGCACACCCATGGCAATCAGACGTTGGTACTGATCAGGTCACGAACGGTATCGGAAACGGAATGTTCAAGCATATCATTGTCATATCACCCGCATCCGCCACAGCACAATGGCTGTACATTGCGGACGTTGTTATCACAGACTATTCTTCCATCATGTTTGACGCATACCTGCTCAATAAACCCGTCGTCCTGTTCGAGAAAACTCCTGGCTATACTGAAACGCGCGGAATGTGCTTTGAATATCCTTATGACTATTCACCCTATTACGCCTCAAACGAGGACAAACTGCTCGAACTCATCCGCTACAGAGCCAAGCATCCATACCTTACAGAAGCGGAAAAACGCATCACAAGTAACGTCGCTGATATGTGCGACGGTCACGCATGCGAACGACTCTGTCAACTGATAAACCAAATAAAGTGAGGTGAAACACATTGCCAAACCCTATCATCCATACCAAACCAGGCGAGAAAATCGTCACTTTCTTCTCTACCCGTAACCTCTATAATGTCCTGCCGGCAGCTTATAACTCCCTGCTCGCATATAATCCGGACGTGCACGTTTACTGCTTCATCGAGGACGACAAACTCCCGTACAAAACACCTCCACATGTCACTTGCGTAAACGTTACGGAGCAGGAATTCTTTCCGCATGACGGACCGTGCTTCAAAACTCGCTATACCTACATGATTCTCCTTAAAACCGCACTTACCAAGATCTTCCCCGATGCTGACCGAGCACTCATCCTCGACGTTGACACCATTACCTGCGACTCTCTCGCACCACTATGGGACTGGGATCTCACTCACGCTTACTACGCAGCTGTCGTAGAACCGGAAGGTTCTCGTATCCGCCAGGTACTGTACGCCAACTTCGGTATCGTGATGCTCAACCTTTCCCGTCTTCGCACTACAGGCAAGGACGATCTCATCATCAACGAACTCAATACCACCGCCTACTCGTTTCCCGAACAAGACGCTTTCAACAAGGTCTGCATGAACCGATTCGACCCGCTCCCGCCGGAATATAACGTCACCAAGTATACATTCGATATCACCGGCAACCCGGAGCGAACACGCGTGCTCCACTTCGCAGGCCTCAATGACTGGACTCACTTCTCTATCGTTCAGCACTGGCTGTCTCACACTACTCCGCCACCCCGCTACGTTGTATACGCAGCCGACCACCGCGTCCAGGACATGATGCTCACATCAGCGAAATCCCTGCTCGCCCACAACAAGGTAGACCGGATCTTTCTCCTCGTCGATAACGACGCCATAGCAAAGGACCTTCCACCAGTCTTTCAGTGCATTAACGTTTCTAAACAATCCGTCTTCCCGCACGACGGACCGAACATTATGACATGGTACGGCACTATGACTACCCTTCGCGCCGGGTTAACCCGCATCCTTCCGTCCTCAGTCGAACGCATCCTCTGGCTCGATCCGGATACCATCGTCTACGGCGATATCTCAGATATCTGGAACTACAATATCGACAATAAGTACTTCGCAGCCGTCGAGGAAGTACGCAACCACAATCACACTCAGAAACCATACTACAACGCAGGCGTTATGTACATGAACCTCAAACTCATGCAGGAATCCGGTGTCGCTGATAAAATAATCGACGACATTAACACCACCCACTACGAACACCTCGAACAGGACGCGCTCAACTTCGACTGCTTCCTCCATATCCTTCGCCTGCCGTCCAAATACTCCGATTCATATGTGTCAGAACCGTGCGAAAAACCACTCATACACCACTTCCTCGCTAAAGACAAACCTAACTTCTATCCCGCTGCTGAACCGTATCAAAACATACCTTGGAACGAACTGAAAGGAGTGATCGAATATGGTTCGTAAAAACGAAACGGACGTGACTGATGAACAGATAACCGATATTGTCAAAAAGAAACGCGGGTCAAATTGGATGAAAGAACTGTCCGCTGATAGCGGTGAACCTGGAGATAACGCTCGCTTCGTCCGCCATGCTCTCGTTGCATGGAATCTTCCGCCTATCGATATCTCTGACGCAAAGCAGGTCGAGAACCGTATCGGGGAATACCTCACGTATTGCGCGGAAAACGACCGCAAACCTCAGATCGTAGGCATGTGTAATTGGCTCGGCATTCAGCGTAGTACGCTCAATACATGGCTAAATGGCGATTATCGGGGCGGCACGCACTCAGACATCATTAAAAAAGCTGTGTCATTCATCGAGGAAATGTGGGCAGATTACATGCAGTCCGGAAAGATGAATCCAGCGACCGGAATCTTCCTTGCGAAGAACTGGTACGGGTACAAGGACGTGGCAGACGTGGTTGTCACGCCGAACAATCCGATGCAGGATCTTGACGCTGAACAGGCCAGGAAACACCTGATCGAAGCAATACCGGACGAGGACGAATAAAAAAAATAGGTGCGGGACATAACATCCTGCACCTATTCTCTTTGAAATAATACTTACTGTCCCATTATTATATATATTGTCCCATAAAATAATATATATATACTCTACGACGTGACGGGTTGCTTTTGAGTGTGGGAAATTTGGAGCGGGACAAAATGGGATCGCCGGAAGAACAGGGAAGTTTCATTGCTGATCCGGAATGGAAAAGCCAGGAGAGTCGGCAGTTATGCGGAGAGAATGCAGAATGTGCAGTTCTTGTTGGCGGATATCCATGGTTTTGGGGTCGTAATGGCTGTACTATTCGCGAAACATAAGTTTAGCGAATAGTAGGTACACTATATATAGAGCGGAATACTGAACGAGATACAAGCCGTACGATTATGCACTGGAAGTGTATAAAACATAGCGAATATGCAGTAGTATTCATACTGCACTTTGCATATACATGGCGTTTATGCAAGCAAGAATTGCATAAAGAAAGGCATAAAAAAAGACCCGCCCGGGGACAGGCCGGGCAGGCGAAAGTGAGGTTTCCGATGACAATGACAGGCATCGGCTACGAGCGGTCAGCCTGGGTTTGACCGCCCGTCTGCCGGTGTCAGCCTTGCCAGGAGCGGATCTTCTCGACCATTTCAGTATAGCACATAGTGTCGAGTCCTTCAAGGAAGAAGTCACGGATGAAGTAGATACAGGACATGAAGTCGCCGTACTTGATGAGCAGTCGCTGCCGGAGCGGAGATCCCTTCGGCGAGATGACCAGGTAGATCCTGTACGGATTAATCCGGGCGGTGTTGGAGCGGATGACGGAGAGATGGGTACGTCCTTCGTGAACGTCCATTACCTTTTTCTGATTAGCCATGCTTGTCACTTCCTTTCAAATGGCGCGGAGGATGTCGTCTTTCGGGATAACCCATTCGCCTTCACGGGTCAGCCATACATGGAGACCGAGTGTCTTGAGCGTGTATTCCATGCCCTGGATTTCACGCTCGTACAAATCCACCTTGTGGTCAAGCTTGGCAGAACGTTCCCGTTCTCCCTGCTGATAGAGTTCTACGGAGCGGTCGTCGTACTTATTCTTCATACGCTCCAGGCAGTTCATCCTTTCGAGGATGCGGTTGATACCATTGCGGTTCAGCATGGCGGATCCTTTCTGCCCGTGTACAATGCCCACGGGCAGGCTGTCGTTCAGTCCTTTTCAACAATCAGATGGCAGTACACGCAGGGATAGATTCCCGGTTCAGAGAGCATCTCATCATAGGAGCAGTACTTCTCTGTGTAGTTCCGGGAGAGCAGCTCCTTCGCCTGCTCACGGGACAGGACGGTCGCCTTGTCATTGATCTTTTCAACACGGACGTACTTCATAGGTTTGTCCTCACTTTCTCCAGGATCCTGGCCCTGGTTACCGGATCTCCGGCGGAGGTCCGGTGTATCAAGGTCAGTCAATCGGTTCAACATCGTAGCGAGTCCAACCGGGGTAGCGGACAATCTTAAAACGGTGGTCGTCCACGCAGATGATTTTGTAGTCCCGGTGGCGGTCGTCCGTGATGAAGGCGATTGATCCGCCCGCCTTCTCATACTCGATCACCTTATTGCACAGGGCGGGAAGGGTGATCGAGCGGACCGTGTACGCCCTGATCACTGAGTAGATCTCATCAAGCAGTCTGTAGGTAGTCATGTCAGTTGTCCTCCTTGTCCATGTCGGTGATTTTCCGGATCAGATCGGCAGCGTATGCAATTGCGAATGCCGTGTTCTCGAATGTTTCCTGCCCCATGAATTCGATCCTGTACTTAGCGTTCATGTTGATCGAGTTGAGGAGCGGTTTCCCATCGTCGTCATGCTCAGAGTAGATGGCGTACTCAGCTTCGGTAGACCTGGTGTCCGTGTTGTAGAACTCACGGGCCAGAATCATGTACCCACGGCAAGGAACAGTGGCGACGTTCAGTTCGTCAGCCCACAGGATATCTTCGTAGCCGAATCTGTAGGTGTGGAGATTCTCTTTCTCGATCAGATCCGCAAGGCGGATGGTGCGGTAGTTGGACGCCCGATCAAACAGTTCGGACATATGCTCTTCACGGTTCATCATGGTCATTCTCCTCTCACATCAATTCTTCGATGGCATAATCGAGTCCGGTCTGATTGTCGATGCAGTAGTTGACGATTGTTTCGACATCACAGATGTCGGGGTAGATATTGTCTGTGCTATGGAGTTTATCTCCATCGTACCAATAGAATGGTTTGTCCGGATCGTAATCGGGACTTCGCTTTGCGAGACAGGCGAACTCATGGATAGGGTAGGCCGGCTCGTCACAGTCCTTGCCGTAGAATTCCATATCGTATCCGGTACAGTATACCCACGGGTGCGGAGGATATCCGTTGCGTTCTTTGAAATCTTCAATGTACTTATTGAAGGGATAGTCGTAGTTGCCTTCGCCGAGAAGGAACGACCTGGCGGAGGAACGAAGGGCTTCCCAATGTTCCTTCACGATTTCTGTCCACATGTCGTGCAACTCTTTGGCAGTCATGTCATCCGGAATGCATTCTTCCGGAGCGAGTTCCGCTTCATTCTGAAGGGAGCGGATATCGACGAGTGCCGTTTTGCATTCGTCAACAGTGAGCATCTGATAGTCACTGTTCGTGCGTGTCCATTCGTCGGTCATCAGATTCTCGACGATGGTTTTCAGTTCAGCCTTTGTCATTGTCTTGTCCTCACTTTCATAGGTCGAATAGGTACTTGTTACACTAACTATTATAACGATGATAACGTAAATGTCAAGAAGAAAATTAAGCGACATAGAATCGTCTGTCACTCCAATGGGTTGCGATGCGGGAGAGTTCTGCATCCGGAATCATCGGGAGTTCCACGATGCCTTCAAACTTTGGAGTGATGAGGTATCCATGCCCATGCTCCGGCAGCCGTTCGCATCCTTTCATGCCGATGATGTTCCTGCTATCCTGTGCGGAGCGGGTACGCAGGCCAAGGATGGCATCGAAGTTGCACTTCAGTTGTGTGGACAGGATCTGAGCCGTAGGGCATTGCGTGCAGGCAATGAGGTGAACCCTGGCTGCACGTCCGATCTGCCCGATCCGTTGCAGGAGCGGAAGGACATCGTTCTTCTGTGTGGTCATGATGTCGGCGAGCTCATCAATGATGATGTGGACATCCCCGCCGTTGTACTTCTTCAGTCCCTGCTGATCCATCAGCTCGAAGCGTTTTTCAATAATCCTGACGGCAAGGGCAAGGGCATGTACCCTTGCTTCGAGGTTGTCGCTTGCGTAGGCGATGACATGCGGAGCGGGTTTCCACATGGACAACTCAACCCGCTTCGGATCGATGAGGATGAACTGCTCGTCCATGCATACCTTCCGGCACAGGAGCGAGTGAATGATCCCGTTGACCACGCAGGACTTACCGCTTCCTGTTCGTCCTGCAATCAGCAGGTGAGTCTGTTCGGCAAGCTGACTGTACAGGGTGGAGAACGTACCCCCTGGTGTCCTGTGCAGTTCGTTTACGATGTGCATTTCATCACCCCCTTATCCCTAGTTCCTCGGCGCGGAGGAACAGATTCTCTTCCATGGTTTCGGTATAGTAGGACGAGTCGTAATCGACCATGTCCATGTTGATCCGTACCATGTCATCCACAAAGTGGCGGAGTGAAGCGGGCGTGAACCGGAAGCATTCAGCGTTTTCCTTGATGCGTTCACGGATGAACTTCTCAAGATATTCAGTCTGAAGGATGATGCGGAGTTCTTCGGCATCGTGTTCGGTGAGCGTGATTTCCCCGTTGCCGAGTGCGTATGTCTTGATGTTATCCATGTTCATTCTCCTTTCAGTACGCCGTAGCGAATCAGCAATGCTTCGATCTTGTCTGACAGGATGCCGTAATCTGTGCCGTAGATATTGGAAGCGGATTCCGGATCTTGTTCTTTCTCGTCGTTCGGAATGACGATGCCCTTCTCGTCGAGGAATTCCTCGAATGCTTCGATGAATTCGCAGATGGTTTCGAGCCGATCAGAGCGGTCCGCAGCCGGAGCGGGCGGAGGATCCTTCAGCGAACTATCGTCATCGAGGATGATACACCGCTCGTTCATGTCCGGGTTTGCGTTCCGGAGTTGACGCTCTGCGTAGTAGAGATTCGGATCGTCGCCGTAGTACTCTCGGAGCGAGTCGAGGATCTCGTTCCATGTAGGAAACGGGACGGACGGATTCTTCCAATGGGCGTCGTAGTCCTGATCGGTGTCGTCGATGGTCGGGCCAGGGATGTCGTAACTTCCGAAGTACCAATCAAGACCGCCGTAAAGCCATACTTCATTGTTGAACAGAGCGGAATACACATAGACGCCACCGCCTGTGTAGTCGCAGGATACGTTTGTCAGATTAGCCATGGGTTTCTCCTCTCTCCCCGTCATGCCGATAGGTCAGCGGTCGTGTCAGATGATACTGCAGGGATGGATGCCGTGGTCGATACAGTCACGAATCCAATCATGAACGGAATCGTATGGCTCGTCCATGTCAGACTGATCCCATTCGTCGTACGACTGTTTCAGTTCAGAGAATGTAACGACGATTCGCATGTCGTCGTCAACGTGGAGCAACGGACCGGACATGGGCCAAATCTCTGCGATGTAATCGATTGATTCGAGTTGCTCGTTGCTCGCTTCCCATGGGTTAGGAAAGCGGGAATCGTCGGACGGAGTGTGACGAAGAAACTTGACTGATTTGTCCTGCAAAATTCTCATAGGATTCTCCTTTTCTCCCCGTCACGCCGATAGGTCAGCGATATCTGCTCTTTCATAAACTATTATACACGAGTTACCGTAACTGTCAACAAAGAAATTACAGAGTCATGTTGAGGTGCTGATAATGGTCATGGATGAAGTCGATGAACGAGTCAGCGACACAGGACAGATGCATCTCGAAGCCGTCCCAATCGAAGCCGTACGGGAGCATGTATTCCTCGTAGGCTTCATCGTATACGTCTGTGAGCCAATCGACGGGGCGGTATCCGGTTTCGAGCTCGATCCTGTCGAGCGTGTCGCGGAGAATCGCCCTGGTGGACAGGCCTAGCGGGAGCGAGATGAGATTCCTGCTCATGTCCGCACACTCCCTTCGTATTCCGCCCATACCCGCCCATGTCTCCGGCAGGAGCGGGGCAGCGGGAACGGAGCGACGGGCCGGATGTCGCTCAGATGGTAGAGCCATTTGACCCTGGTTTCCGGTTTCCAATCGTAGCGACTGCCGACCGGAATCCACGTCAGCTCGAGATAGTCCTGCCACACTTCCTCGGAAGTGATACTGACGATTTCGTCAATGGTGGCGTAGCACTTCACGAGCGGGTCGCCGTGTCCTGTTTCGGCAAGCAGGACACGTTGACCGAGGAAACGCCCGAGCGTGTTACGGGTGCGGGTTTCGTACTGTTTGAGGTATCCCATGATGTCATTGACAAATGGAGCGGACTTGCAATTGATGAAGACGACCGGAGTCATGGTATCACTTCCTTTCATTCGTCGATCATTATGCCGTAGGTGTTGGCGGTGTCGAGGATGGTTTCCTCAATATATTCCTCGCTCGGGAAGTCGCCGTACTCAATTCCGTCCTCGAGCATGTCGAACACTTCGCCGATGAACTCGTCAGGTGTCATGTCGAGCGAGCCAAGAGCGATCATGTCCCCGTCGAGATCCTCGCACTTGTAGCGGATGGCATCCCGCAAGTCGTGCTTCAGAATCTGCTCACGGAAGACACCCGCAAGAGCGGAAGACATCCCGAGGATTTCGCCCGTATCGGTAACGAGCGTCACGGAGCGGTCAGTGTTTACAGTCAGCGATTTGATAGCCATGGTTGAATTCTCCTTTCTTACTGTTCCCATGTCGGGATAACGTCGATGGTTAAAATGCCGTCGTGGTGATGCATCCATGAAACGGGGCACGTTGCGAGGTCGGGCATTACGTCCCCGCCGTCGGAGCGGGTGTCATGCAGGACGTCGCCCGTGATTGCACTCTTGACGATGAAATCACCGTCAAGCAGAAGGTCGTTGAGGATGACGGCGACGCCGTCAGCGGTGTGCATTGTGTCCATGGTTATTTCTCCTTTCTAATCACTATCATATTATTTCTGATTGTGGCATTCGGGAAGTATTTGAGATACGAGCGGAGCGGGGCATTCCGCTGATATTGGTCGTCCCCTGTTTTCCGCCCGCTGCCGGAGCGGTCGCCTTCGTACACGGTCACGTAACCCGTCCCGCCCGTTGTGCTGACGATTTCGACAATGTGGCGGGCAATGCGGGCGACTTCCTCATCATTGTCTATCACGTTCAGCACGTTTGAACAAACCACATCGACGGGGTAGTGAGCGTGCATGGCATTGATTACCATGGTCACGCTGAACTTGTTCACGTCGTCCGATTGGTTATAGGGATCATACGGGAGATACACCCTGCGAGCGGAGCGGATATAGTCCTCTATGTGGTCGGTATACTTCCCGCATCCGTAGTCAAATATCAGTTTTGCGGAGAAGTTCGCCCGCCCGTATATGGCGGGAAGTTTCGAGCGGTTTACACTCGTGTTTGCTGATGTGTAACCCTGTGCCATGTGTAACACTTCCTTTCCTGTTGCCCTGGCGGTAGGTCACGGAGCGGAGCGAGTCCGCCCCGCCCGTCACGTTTCGATATATAGGCGGTTCAGTTCCGCAAGTTCGGCGGTTAGTTCCTCGATTTCGTCCGCTTCGAGCATGTCCCCATAACGGGCAAGCCTTCTCTCTATTCTGTCGATCTTTTCACGGAGCGGAATCAATGCCCCATTATTCCAATACATACAGGCGGAAAGATAATCACTGAAGTTATCATAATCACTTGCGAACATGTCGAAATAATCCGCTTTTATACTGTCGCCTGTTTCGACTTTGTCCGCTTCCATATTCCAATATAGATTTGTCATCCGTAACACTTCCTTTCCTGTCATGGGGCGGGCATTCCCGCCCGCCCCCGCTGGACTCAATCACTTGCTATTGTTGCGGTATACTTCCATGTCCGCTTTGCTTGCGGAATGTATTTTGACGAATGTTTCCCGCCCGCTTGCCTTGTTACACTTTCCGCACTTCGCACAGTCGGAACAATCGCAAACGTTGTCCGCTTTTATGCCTTCTGTGCTTTCCGTACAACGGTAAGTGTTAGCAAGCGGGAATGCCTTCCGCATGTCGAAATACGCCCGCCATTGTTCGGGCGATGTGGTATCATCAACTGACATATTCATGGAAACAATGCCCGCATGCAAAGCATTGTTTACAATGGCTTTTTCTTCTTCTGTCAACATGAGGAAAAACGGGAATGATTTAGTATAGAACACAAACCGTACGCCGTTGCCCGCCTTGTATTCTTTCCATACGTTTACCCATTTTCTCAAATACTGTACACTGTAAAAATCCCCGCTTTCATGGATACGAACAAGCATAGTTGCGTTACGATAACGGGCGGATTGTTTTTCCGCATTGATTGTGTAAACCATGCTTTCCGCAAAATCCGCCCGCCTGCTTTCCATGTATGAACGTTCACGGGAATGCTTCACGGAAGGGTAAATGTGATTCCCTTTTGTAGCATAGCAAACCGCTTTACATCCTTCCGAAGCAAACGGGCAACATATCAAAGCAAGCGTATTAAACTGTGCGTAACGCACTTTCTCGCCCGTTTCAGGATTGTCATAATCCAATAACTTGTTATTGCCCGAAAGGATAATACCATTGTTATACATGGGATTATTTCTCATTTCTTTTAAGCTTGCCATTGTTTTATTTCCTCACTTTCAATTGTTGTTGTGTACAACGTACACAATACGGAAGGCGGGCGGGCAATCTTGCTGGACTTTACAGGATTTTAAATGGGCGGGACTCTTTTTGAATTGTGTATTGTTTCACGATTTCCGGATATGCTTTCTCGCATGCTTTCTTGTCAAAAGTGTTTGTTAGTACGATATTCCAAACAACATGGAACATATCCGTTTTTACATCGGTTTCTTTTTCCGTATCCATGATTTCTTTTATCCTGTTTTCCTTCTCTGTGATTTCGGTTTCAATGTCTTTTGCAAAGTTTTTCAATGACTTAATATCCATGCAAATCTTTTCAATTTCTTTTTTCTGTTCAATATTCATTGTTTTATTTCCTCGCTTTCTGTCGTTTATTAGTGTTCGGACGTGTAAACCGTTTTCCCGTTATGTATCAAGTTAAAATGGACGGGAAAAACGATTGTATCAATGTATGCTTTGGCTTGTTCTTCGGTTTCAAATACCCTATAATCAAGCTTCATTTGTACGCCTTCGGTATTGATTGCCCATGCATAAAAGAAATAGTTTCCTGTGTTTGTCATTGCCTTATTTCCTCACTTTCAATTGTTGTTTATTGACTGTATATTGCCCGTTTTACGCCTTCCGTATTGTGTACGTTGTTCGATATCTCAAACTATTGAACAACGTTCACAATGTGCTTTTGATTGCTTTTTGTTTGCCTTCCCTGTGTTGCTACCCTTGCCGTTTTGCATTTAGGTTAAGGTTTACCCGCAACCCGTACAAGGCAGGCTCTTCGCCCGTTATCGACTTCACAAGGGGAAACGTCCCACAATCTAATTGTCAAAGTTCGACGGTAGTCATTAAGGGGACTCACTACCCGCAACCCCTGCCCCGTATAGGGGACTTCGTTACGACATTCGGACAACCCCGCCCGACGTGCATATGATATCATGAATTCACGAAAAAGGGAATATGCAGAAACGCTAGGAAATACAAGGCTTCCAGGGTTCGCCCGTCCGGCAGACTGTCCCCATGGGGATATATTTTGCGGAATTTCCCACCCCCTTACCCCTTTCCGCCCCGAAAAAAATAAAAAAAGCATTTTCCAGAATCCCGCGAAAAACAAAAAAGGGTATTTACAGATACAAAGATTCATGATAGCATGAATACAACAAAACGGAATAAAAGCAGAAAGAGGTGTATGATTACATGGAGGACAAGAAGATACTGAAAGCAGCGATAGCGGAGCGTGGTATAACGCAGAAGGTGTTAGCGGAGAGGTTAGGGTGTGCCCAGAACTCATTGTCGATGAACATCACGCGCGACCGGATGAGCCTGGACGTGTTTGTGGACGTATTGGATGCGTTGGGATACGACGTAGTCGTGGCGGATCGCAAAACGGGCAAGAAGAAGTGGACGGTCACAAAGGAAAAATAAATTTACGAAAACGTATTGACAAGAAAAAGTATTACGCTTACAATGATACCGTAACCAATAAAATTACGGTGAGAGGAGGTGTGTTACCGAATGAAGAGAGTATACGGGTACATCGGGTTAACGAAGCGGAAGCTGGATGCGGACAAGCGTAAGGAAGCGGTTGTCGATTACTGCCGGAATCACGAGATGGAAGTGATTGGCTGGATTGATCCTGCGGAGTACGTGGACATGGGGAAGGTCGCGTACGGGAGTTTGCTGAACGGGCGGAAGGTAGATGCGATTGTGATACCGGACGTGAGCGTTGCGAGCGGGAACGTATATGAGTTCTATGCGTACAAAGCGGTTTTGAAGAGACGGCACAGTGACCTGGTGGTTGCAACGGACGAAGTGGTGTTTCCAGGGCACGGGTTGTACCTGAAGTTATTTGACGAACTGATAGACACGATGTGCCGGATTGACGTGGAGAACGATCCGATCAGGACGAACTACGGGCGGATTGACAAAGCGGTTCGGGGAGCGTACATCGGCGGGCGTGCTCCTATGGGGTACAAGGTAGAGGACGGACGGCTTGTGCTGAACGCGGCGGAAGTACCCGTGGTGGAGTTCATTTTTGACAGGAAGCGTACAGGGAAGACGATGCTTGGAACGGTTGGCGAACTGAACGCCAAAGGTTACAGGACTCGGAACGGGAAAACGTTTGTCATCAGCACGGTACAGAGCATATGGAACAACGAGATGTTTTACCGTGGGTACTACCGATACGGGAAAGACGGCGAGTGGGTACCCGGGCAGCATGAAGCGATACTGAAGTATTAATAAATAAAGATAAGAAAAGGAGAATGAGCGTAATGAAGATTTACGGAATTAAAGCGAGAGAGGTCATGGCGTGCGCCGGGAGTTGGGCGCTGGTTGCGGAAGCGGAGATTGAGGACGGCGGAGAGGAGCTATTCGTAACGCTTCAGAAGTATGACGGGGTAGAGTGCACGGTCAGCCGTGAGAGCGTGTATGCGTTCCTGGCGGAGAACGGCCCTGCTCCGGAAGGCGAGTTCCTGGAGGAGCACACGAGCGTGAAGGCTGCGAAGGCGGAGTCGAAGTACGGGGATGTGTTCAAGGTGCTGGACAGTGTGTTGGGGAAGCTTGGCTGATGGACGAGATACTGAACGAAGAACGCCGGGAGCTCCTGATCGCGAAGTTTACAGAGGTTGCGAAGGATGACGTGCTGACGAACGGTGACGCGCTGAAGATCATAGATATCCTGCGGGATGCATGTGAGCGTAAGAAAGCGGAGATATACGAGGACATGGTGATAGAGAGTATGGAAGGCGGTGAAGGTGAATGATTGCGATTTTGCTATACATAGCGTTTGTGCTATGGCTGATCAAAGCGGTGAGTCCGCTGGCAGGCGGGTTTGCGATCATTGGCGGGATTGTGCTTTTCCTTGTGCTGTGCCACTCGATTGAGAAAGATGAATGGAAGGCGCGGTGTAACAGGCGAGAGTACTGGAAACGGCGTGGGCCGTACTGATATAAGACGCAGTATTGCGGGAATGAGCCGGGAAGGCTTGTTCCCGTTTTTGTTTGGGGGAATGTTATGTCAGCAGTGAAGAGCAGGCTGAAACCGTGCCCGTTCTGCGGATACCGTGGCGTGGACATACGGGTATACGAAGCGGATGGGAAAGAGCGGTTCACGAACAAGTACGCAGTTTTGTGTGACTACAGGCTTGGCGGATGTGGCGCGGAGAGCGGACATTACAGAACGCCGGAGGAAGCGATCATCATGTGGAATCAGCGGAGAAGGCGGTGGCGAGGATGAACGGGAATGATCTGTGGCTGATTAACAAAAACCTTGCGTATCGCCCTGACGATCCGGGCGTATACCGGGATGCTTTGGCGATCTATTATGACCGGGTACAGAAAGGGTTTCCGAAGTTTCACAGGGAGAATAAGGAACTTCGGAAGAAGATTGTTGAAGCGATGAAACGGAACAGCCGGATCACGAGCATTGTGGAGCAGCTGAGTGACACATATTGGAAGAGCTGCCTGGTAGATGCTCCGGTGGACTTTGATGCATTCATGCTTTATCTGGAGAAGAACAGGAAGCCGCAGGAGAAGTTTTACGTACCCAGGCGGAAGGTGCTTCGCCCGATTGTGGAAGCGTTCCAGGAAGTGTCGGACGGCAAACTGGATCTGCTCACAGTAAGCCAGCCGAAACGGACGGGCAAGACAACGGTCGGAACGTGGTTTGTACTATTCCGTGCTGGGCAGAACCCGAACGGATCGAGCGTGTGCAGCGGTGCCGGTGACATGCTGGTGAAGAGTTTCTATGCGGGAATGCTGGAAGTGCTTCAGCAGCAGGATAAGTATGCGTACTATGAGATCTTTCCGGAAGCGAAGCTGGTGAGCACGAATGCTGATGACAAGACGTTCAACCTGAAAGAGAAGAAGCGGTTTGCCACGGTAACGTGCAGGCCGATTGACGGACAGATCACAGGATCCACCGAAGCGACGCCGGACGGCCTGATTTATCTGGATGACTGCGTGAAGAACGAAGAGGAAGCGGTGAACCGGGACAGGCTTGATTTCCTGTGGGACAAGGTGCGCGGTGATATTCTGGGCAGACGGCTGGAAGGCTGCCCGATTGTGGCACAGGGGACGAGGTACAGTCTGTATGATCCGCTTGGACGGTTGCAGGAAGTAGCACCGGACATGGGATGGCGGACGAAGATTCTGGAAGTACCGGCGCTTGATGAGAATGATGAGAGCAATTTTGAGATCGAACTGAACGGGAAGAAGATGTTCACGAGCGCGTATTATCAGCACGAGCGTGAGTTAGTGACAGAGATGCAGTGGGAGAGCCAGTTCCAGCAGCACCCGTTTGAAGCGAAGGGGCGGTTGTTCCCGGAAGACCAGCTGAACAGATTTTTCCAGCTGCCGGAGAAAGCACCGGATGCGATATTGGCCGCGTGTGACACGGCTGAAAAGGGCAGTGACAGTGTTGCGATGCCGATTGCGTATATCTACGGTGATGATGTGATGATTGCGGACTGTGTGTTCAGCAACGCCACGCCGGAGCATACAAAGCCGGAGTGCGCGATGAAACTCACGAAGCATAAGGTTGGTTTGGCACAGTTTGAGAGCAATAACGCAGGCGAGTATTATGCCAGGGACGTGGAAGACCTCATGCGGAAGCAGGGCGGGAAGACGAGCATACGGCTGAAGCGAAGCCTTGCGAGGAAGACGACAAGGATTGAGGTGGAGAGTGACTATATCCTGAAGCACTTCTACTTCCTTGATAAGAGCCTGTACAAACCGGGTGATGAGTATGGGATGATGGTGAAGGAGTTTTGCACGTACACCCGAAGCGGAAAGGTACCTCATGATGACGCGCCGGATGCGATTGCCCAGCTGAGTGAAATGATCAGGACAATGGGCGGCGGGAAGGTCGAGGTTATGAGGAGGCCTTTTTAAAAGACGAACGTTACTGCAAATACGAATATGAATATACGGAAATGTGTTGACAAACAGAATAAGAACAATTATAATCCACATTGAGGATGACTGTTCCTGTTCTGTTGGCGACCCATTGGGTTTCCGGGAAGGGCAGCGAAAAGGCGCTGAAGAGCGAGAGATCGTTTTTCAGCGTCTTTTTCTTTACATAAACGTTGCGGCGGAGGTGAGCATGCATGAGCACAGTAGCATATGACACTACTCTTATGGATGCTGAGAGTCTCGCACTTGCGAAAAACCTTCGCGGCAGGCGGCAGATACTGTCATCGGTTGAAGAGGTAACGGATGACAACGTGATCGACGTGCTGACAAAGGCGCTGCGGGTGCATCAGATCAACCGCATGGAAGAGTTGTTCCTGAAGAAGTACGAGCGCGGATGCCAGCCGATCCTGCTTCGGACGAAGAACTACAACGCCGAGATCAACAACCGGATTGTAGTAAATATCGCCAATCAGATCGTGACGTTCAAGACCTCCGAGTTCGCAGGAGAACCGATCCAGTACATCAGCCGTGGCACCGGAATGCAGGAGGATGATGAGCCTGCGGGTGCTGATGCTGAAACGGATTCGATCCCGAAAAAGGTTGCATCCGTTAACAGCATGATGGTGAGCGAAGGCAAGCAGACAAAGGATCTGAAGCTTTCCCATGAGATGTTCACCTGCGGTGTCGGATATCGGCTGATGATTCACGACACCGGGCGGGACAAGACGGATTATCTCGATGAAGCGCCGTTCGAGATCTACGTGCCGGAGTCCGAAAACACGTTTGTGGTTCGCAGGAGTGACGTGACAAGGCGTGTGCTGATGGGTGTCACGTATGTGTTCCTGGACGAGAACGAGCAGAACCCGGAGTATACGGTCTACACGCCGAACGTGAAGTACACGATCAGCGGCGTGGAAGGCGGAATGAAGATCGAGAACCGTGAGCAACACAATTTCGGCATGGTCACGCTGATCGAATATCCGTGCAACCCGAACTACATGGGCGCGTTCGAGCCGGTTGTTCCGCTGCTTGATGCTGTGAACCTGACGCTCTCGAACAAGCTGGACGGCATTGAGCAGTTCATTCAGGCTCTGATGGTGTTTGACGGTGTGGATATCAGCCGGGAAGACTTCCTGGAACTGAAAGACCTGGGTGCGATCAAGCTTCCGGCCACACCGAACGCAGGGAATGCGGGAAAGAAACTGTACTACCTGACGGAGCAGCTGGATCAGAGCCAGACGCAGACCGTGATTGACGGCATGTACAACCACATCCTGCGGATTGTGGGCATGCCGAGCCAGGGGGACGGGAACAGCTCCGACTCGTCGAACAACGGCGCGATGATTCTGAAGAACGGCTGGTGGGATGCCGAAGCCCGCATGCAGGAAACGCAGAGCATGTGGCGTGAAGCGGAAACAGCGTTCCTGAAGTGCGTACTGAAGCTTTGTGCGGACACGAACACACTGACAGGGCTTCGGATCAGCGACCTTGAGCCGAAGTTCTGGCGGCAGAGTTACGAAGACCTGCTGGTAAAGACACAGAGTTTCAGCACACTGCGGACGAGCGGTATGCCTGCGATCCAGGCGTTCACGTTCAGCCATCTGAGCAAAGATCCGGAGAGCGACGCCATTGTGTACGACAAGTACCAGGCAAAGCTTGCGGAAGAACTGGAACGGCTGAACAATCCTGCGGAAGGACTGCCGCTTGACGAGGACGACACTGTGAATCCGAACACAACGGAAGGCGTGGAGGCCCAGGCGGGTGTTGACACCAATGCAGAAGCTGCGGAACCGAAGAGCAAGTCGAAAGATCAGAAGGGAACGTGGGCGATCTGCCCGGTGTGCGGAAAGCGTTTCCTGAAAAAGGAAGCCAATCAGATTTACGATTCCCTGTCCTGCTCAAACAAGGCACGGCGGAATAACGGCGTAGGCTTCGGGCGGTGACGCATATGAACGCCAAAGAAGTTAACGTCTACGAGGAATGTGACCGCCAGATCAAAGCAATGAGCCGTCAGAACGTGGAGTCATTCGGACGGCTGAAACTGGCGAAATGGGACGAGGTCAGCATTATCCGCGCGGTAGCGGATGTTTACCGGAAGAGTGCTTTGCAGGCACGCAAGCGGTACTTTGATATCGCATGGGAAGCGTACATTCTCGGATGCAGGATGTGCGGTATTGACGGGAAGACAGCTGAGAAGATGGCAAAGAAAGCCATCACGATGCAGTGGGTTGACAGGATTCTGCAACAGACAGACGAGATAACGCTTTATCGGTTCGAGTCTGAAACGGAACGTAAGGCGTACAGGCTTGCGGAAACGCTGGAGAGTTCAAGGAACAGGAACTACGAGATCGACAAGGCGATGAAGTACTGGAGTCAGCAGCTGAACCAGTACGCCATCAACTTCACGGACTACGCGGTGATTCAGGCGTTTCAGGATGCAGGCGTGCTGCAGGTTGAGTGGGTGTCCGAGCGGGACATGCGGGTGTGCAACGAGTGCTACGCATTCAACGGTCAGAGATTCCTGGTGACGGAGATCCCGCCGAAACCGCACTGGGGTTGCCGGTGCCGTGTGATTCCGGTGCTGGATTAACGGTTTTAGACGGCGAAAGCTGTTTGAAATAGTCGCAGAGAAGCGACGTTAAACAATTCGCGAAAGTTGGGAGATCAACTATAAAAGCGCAAAAACAAAAAGTGCAGAGAACGCACTATAAAAAACGCAAAGGAGAAAATGAGCATGATTCGTAACGCAAATGGATTCTGGATGGGTCCGAAATTCTTCATGAGTGCAGGCGACGGCGGAGCATCCGCAGGAGATGCCGGCGCTGCCGGAGACACCGCTCCCGGCGGTGACGGAGCAGATGCTTCCAACGATGCCGGAAACGGCACTGACGGCTCGAATAACACGCCTGACGGCAACCAGGGCGACAACACCTCAGCCGAGTCGCTGAACGCCGAAATTGCCCGTTTAAAAGCCGAACTCGCAAGGAACAAGGATTCGCTGAACAAGGCCACCAAGGAAGCCGGTGATCTCCGGAAGGAACTGCGGAGCAAGCAGACCCAGGAAGAGATCGACGCCGAAGAAAAGGCAGAAGCCGCCCAGCGGACCGCACAGGAACTGGAAGATCTCCGGAAGGAAGTCGCCAAAGGCAAGACCGTGAAGACCGTCATGGGGAAACTCGGACTGGACGAAGACACGGCTGGTGGACTGGCGGACGCCCTGTACGGCGCGGCGGACATTGACAATGCCCTGCTTCAGATCCAGAAGGCGTGGCAGGCGAAGGAGAAAGCGCTCCGGCTTGAGTTCGGGAAAGTCACCGGGCCTGGAGCGGGAGCGGACAGCAATAGTCCGGAAGCACTTGCGGTAAAGCGTGCTGCCGAGATCGGAAAGAGCCGGAACGCCACGAACGAACAGGCTCAGAAAGCCATGCAGGCCTATCTACGGTGAGACTGAAATCGGTCAGTCTGACCGATAGGAAATATTAATTCACTACTGTGAAAGGAGAGAAAGGTATGAATTTTGCCAAGACCACTTACGGCGGAACGAGTGAGATCCTTGCCAGCAACGACTACGCGGCTATTCCCGTGAAGGTTGCGGGTTCCAGTCTTATGAAGGCCGGCACTCCCGTAACTGCTGCGGGTGAATCCACGACCGGTTCTGGTGCTGTCGGTATCCTGCTTTATGACGTGGATCCCACCAAGAACCCCAACGGCTCTGCGGTTGTGCAGGGCATCATCGATTCCACCAAGGCTCAGGACATCAGCAAAGTGACCTATGTGTCCGCTCTGTACGAAGCCCTGCCCGGAATCGTCTTCCGGACCAACATCGGCGCTCAGGGTGCCACCGGAGAAACCTGATCGGGGGATAACAGATGAGAATTCTCATTGCCGTACCTACCTACGAAACCATTTATCCGGATACCTACAAGGGAATCTGGGATGTGGACAAGTGCGGGCACGAGGTAGCCTTTGATTCTGTCAGGGGTTATGACGTGGCAACCGCAAGAAACCGCATCGCACAGAAGGCACTTGATCTGAATGTGGATTATGTGCTGATGGTGGACAACGATGTGGTGCTTCCGAAGGACGCGCTGAAACTGCTTCTTGAGGATGCCCGTGAGGTAAACCTTGGGTATTATGCCCACAGGGACACGGACAACGTTTACAGGGGCAATACGTGCATTTGCAGGCTGAAGGATAAGGACGGCAAAGAGTACTATCATTATCCGCTGGAATCGGAATACACGGCGGAAGAGATGCGGAGCATGAAGGAAGCCGGGATGTCGAAGATCGAGATCCATGGCGGCGGAATGGGATGCGCACTCATCCGGACAGAAGTATTCCGGAAACTCGAATATCCATGGTACGACTGGGTGAATTACGGAGACGCGAACAGGGGGATGCTGTCGGAAGACCTTTACTTCTGCTCCCTTTCCAGGGCCTCCGGAATCCGGATTTACGGAGATGTTCGGGTAGGCTGCGGGCACCTGCTTCGGCATGTGCAGTGGCCGGAATAACCGTTTTTTATGGACATCGATACTGCAAAAAGCGGTATCGGTAAAACGAAAGAAAGTACAGAAAGGAGAAAAACCAATATGCTGTTTGATGGACTGTTTAGCCCTGCGGCTATCGGAGCCAACTGGACTGAGAATGCCAGCAACCGTATCCCCTATCTGGGCGAAGGTCTGTTCCCTGCCCGCAAGCAGGCCGGCCTGGACCTGAAATGGATCAAAGGCAGCAAGGGTATCCCGGTTTCTCTGATGCCCAGTGCTTTTGACGCCAAAGCCACCTTCCGTGATCGGATCGGTGTCGAGAAGATCGAAACCGAAATGCCGTTCTTCCGTGAGGGCTTCAAAATCAAGGAACGTGACCGGCAGGATATCCTTCGTGCCCAGAGCGCGAACGATCCCTACGTGAACGCCGCCATCGCCCGTGTTTTCGACGATGCCAACGAACTGATCGAAGGTGCGCTGGTTGTCGGCGAGCGTGAGCGTATGCAGCTGCTGTTCGCTCTGAACGGCAATGTGGGCATTTCCATCCAGGCCAATGGCGTGGACTATACCTACAACTACGATCCGGACGGAGCGTGGAAAGCCAGCAACTACTTCGAGCTGCAGAGCAAAAAGTGGACTGACCACACCAACGCCGATCCGTTCGGTGACATTCAGGATGCGAAAGACGCCATCTCCGCCAAGACCGGTGCGGATCTGCGTATCGCCATCATGAACAAGGCGACCTTCAAGGAACTCCGCCTGAACAAGAACATCAAGGATCGCTACCTCAGCAAGAGCGGCGCTGCGTTCGGCTACCTGACTGATCCGGAAATCATCCAGATCCTGAAGGACACTGTCGATCTGGACGGCATCGTCCTGTATGACAAGCAGTATCGCAACGAGAGCAAGGTCGCGGCCAAGTTCGTTCCGGACGGCTACGTTGCCCTGATTCCTGCCGGTGCTCTGGGTGAAACCTGCTACGGCACCACTCCGGAAGAAGCCGACCTGATGGGCAAGGCTGTCGCTCCCGTGCAGCTGGTCGAAACCGGCATCGCCGTGACCCAGGAAACCACGATCAATCCCGTGAACGTGAACACCTTCGCTTCCGAGATCGTGCTTCCCAGCTACGAGCGGATGGACGACGTTGCCCTGCTGAAGGTCTTCTGATGACCTTATCGCCTGGGGCGTACTGCTGAAGTACGTCCCAAGGCAGATTTCTTGTGAAAGGAAGACACGTTATGATTGCAACTCATAACATCAAGGTGGACGACAGATGGATCCGCGCCGGAGAATTCTACGACGAACCGAAGAAGGCGAAAGAACCCGAGAAGGAAGTTCCAGCCACGGAGAAGCCGAAGGAAGAAAAGTCCGCCGTGGAAACTGTCAAAGCACCGGAGAAAGTTCCCGAAAAGAAACAGGAAGCGGCTACGATTCAGAGAACGCCGTCCAGGCGTAAAGCCAGCAAGTAAAGGAGATGAACAGGATGACCACAGAGCAGAAAATCGCAATGCTCCGCCATATGATGGAAGACGACACCACGGAAGCGGTCATCCTTGAAACATTCCTTGAACTTGCAGGGCAGGCGATCCTGAACAGGATGTACCAGTTCCAGGAACCGCAGGACGATGCGCAGGTGCCGGACAAGTATGTTGCGATCCAGCTGAAGGTAGCCTGCTACATGCTGAACAAGCGCGGGGCTGAAGGCGAAGTGCAGCATATCGAGAACGGCATTCACCGCAATTACGGTTCATCCGATATCCCAGATTCCATGCTGAAGGATATTACACCGTACGCACGGGTTATCCGGTAAGGCGGTGGCGATATGAGAATGCTTGTAAGAAACAAGACAGCGTTTGAGTATCTCCCGTATCTTGGCCTTGTTGAAGGTGTTGACGATGATGGCATGTACACCGGAGTCAACGAGCCAAAGTACGGAACGCCTGTTTCGTACAAAGGAAACATCTCTGCTCCGAGCGGATCTGTCAATCAAATGTTTGACGGTCTTGACATCCGGTATTCACATGTGCTTCTCATGGATGATCCGGGTATTGATATCCGGGAAACGGGAAAAATCCTGTGGAAAGGAAAGTCATACCAAATCACGTCAGTACGGCCGAGCCTTAACGTACTTTCGGTAGCGCTGCTCGAGGAAACGGCAGATAACGGAGATCAGTGGTACGTCCCGCCTGAAAGCGGCGGACAGTCAGAAGGACCGACAGGCGAAACCGGAAGCGGAGATGAACCTGAAGAACCTGAAGAACCGGAAGAACCGGAAGAACCGGAAGGTGACTGACGATGAGCGTAATCAATCTGATGGATCTTGAGATCAACATCGATGATCCGGCATCCATCAGTGATGCGATTATGAAGGTCAATCTGCTCCGTGTTTCCATAAAGCGAATGCTTGACGGCATGTGTGAAGCACTCCTTAAAGAAGGAGTCAAGATCGCAAGGATTCAGCTTATGCGGTACGGAATCGGCAAAGGCCCGCTGTATAACACGATTAAGGAGATCGCATACGACAGGGCGACCGGAATCGGATACATCACAGCAGGTGAAGGTCTTATCGCCGGAAACACGACGCCGGGATATCCGCTGATGAGTTACGCCATCTTTGTTGAGGAAGGCTTCGGCAGTGCCAAAACGCAGAAGGCAAAGTCAACAAGCACATGGCAGCCAACGCTGAAACTTCCTGCGTCAAAGAAGCAGGATGCTTCACCTTCAGCAAATGACGGATGGGTATACCTTAAAGAGAAGGACGACCACTTCTATACTTCGCACGGTCAGCCGCCAAAGCCGTTCATGTACAACACGCTGATGGATCTTTGGGCAAAGGCAGGGCAGGACGCATCAAAATACGTGATTGAATATATCCCGCATGAATAAGGAGTGAGCACGGATGATAGACTATGAAGTCAATGTGTTTGACAGGGTTTATCGGAAGGTATCATCCCAATGTGCAAAGGGTAAATTCGTAAGCGTATACACGCCTGCACCGACAGCCTTTCCTGCCGGATCGCTTATCGAACTGACAAACAGGACGGTCAGCAAACGGCAGAGTTCAACGCCGATAGAAAACTTCGCGGCGGTGATGTACCAGCTTGATGTGTACGCCAAGACCAAGAAGGAAGCACGAAGCGTTTACGCTGCGGTTGACGACGAAATGATCTCAATGGGATTCACAAGGGTCAACGGCGATTGGCTGGACAATGCTGACAATACCGGAATTTTTCGGTACACAGCAAGGTACGAAGCCGAGATCGACCGGGACGGGAACATATACCGTATCGGATGACGGGAACAATCAATCAAATACCGACAGACGCATGATTGCGAGTATGGCTTATGCCCACGCTTTCATGCGTTTTTTGTATCCGACTATTATGAAAGGAGACCAATAATATGGCAGCTGTAAAG